CTTCTCGATCAATCCTCCGAGCGTCCCTCATTTCTCTATCGAGTGGTATAAAAAGGCTATGGCCGACGGCATGATCCTGAACTCCCCGACGATCTTCGGCGCGGCGGGCGGGAGACTCCTCGGAGGTGGCGAGGCCGGGCCCGAAGCGGTCGTCGGCGTCGACTCTCTCCGCTCGATGATCTTCGACGCGGTCGCGGCCGTGGGCGGCGGCTTCGGCGGCGATATAACGATCCCCGTCTATATCGGACAGAGGAAGATCGACACGATCGTCGTCGAGGCTGTACAACGGAGCAATTATAGGTCGGGAGGTCGATAATTTGGTCAACATAATACGAATCAATGGCGAGTGGCTGCCGGAGCCGGACGGCGACCTCGACTATAAGGGCACAAAGGTCAAGAGCGAAAACGAGACGGAGGCGGGCACGACTATGGTCATAGTCACCCGCCCGACGAAGCTCTCGATCTCGGGATCGTGGAAACTCTCGGGCGCTTGGATGGAAAAATTCAGGAAATACCGGGAGGCCGACACGGTCACGGTCGAGGTCTACTATCCGAGCTCGAGGACGCTCACCGCCTACGAGTGCCAGTTTGAAATCTCGAAAGAGACTCACCTCACGAAGGCCCGAGACCAGCTCTCCTACATAAACGGGCTTTATGAGGTCGACGTCGATATAACGGAGTTATAAGTCATGTATAGAGTCTCTGAAGCCTTCCTCGAAGCTATGAAGCGGCCGGTGCAACGCTTCAGGCTCCGAGGTCAAATAATCGTCGGCCTCCGCTCCTTCTACTTCACGGAGGAAAACGTCGATAAAAACTCCTTCAGCATCTCGAACCAGTGCTCAGGGAACGAGGTCGTCGAGATCGGGACGGTCTACACGGCCGAGCTCAACGCCACATTTCTACGGATGAACCTCCCGCGCTACGCTCTAAAGGACGCCCGGATCATTCCCCGGCTCGAGCTCCTCACGGCCAGAGGCTATGAGGCCGTCCCGCTCGGCGTCTTCAGGATCAACGAAGCCAACTGGACGACGTGGGGCGTCGAGGTCACGGCCTACGACAATATGAGCAAGTTCGACAAGAAGCTGAACGTCAACTCCTCACAGGGGACGATCTACGACTTCCTCATGCTCGCTTGTAACACTTGCGGCGTCGAGCTCGGAATGAGCCGGGACGAAGTCCTCGCCCTCCCGAACGGGCAAGCCCCGCTCGCGATCTATCAGGAGAACGACATAGAGACGTGGAGAGACCTTGTCTCATGGTGCGCTCAGACCTCCGCGACGTTCGCCACAATAGACAGGGAAGGCAAGCTCGTTCTCCGGGCCTATGGGACGACGCCGGTCGACGTGATCGACGACTATCACCGCTATAAGGGCGCGAAGTTCTCCGACTTCGAGACCCGCTACACGGGCCTCTCTTGCGTCAATATGGCCGCGAAGACCACAACCTATTACGGGCTGCCGGTCGACGACGGCCTCACATACAACCTCGGCCAAAATCCCTTGCTACAATACGGCCTCGAGGAGACGCTCGACGCCCAGCGTCGGGCGATCCTCGACGCGATCTCCGTCTTCGCCTATGTTCCTATGGAGGTCTCCATGATCGGCACTCCCGCCTACGACCTCGGCGACGTCCTCGTCTTCGAGAACGGGGCCGCGGATGGCGAGAGGCTCTCATGCGTCACGAAGTACGACTGGACATATGGCGGCTCCTACACCGTGACAGGCGTCGGGGAGAACCCCGCTCTCGCGTCGGCCCGGTCGAAAGTCGATAAGAATATCGCGGGCCTCCTCTCCTCGACGAATGAGGACGTAATTCACTATTACGACTATATCAACGCGAGGGAATACCATATCGGCGACGGAGAGCGGGCCGAGGTGATCGTCTTTCACTACGTCACGACGAGGGCAACGCATATTGATTTTCACGCCGAGATCAAATACAACCTCGAGACGACGGAGATCGAGAGCGAGGAGGAGAGCTCCTTCACGGAGCACGACGGCGTCCTGAAGGTGACATACTTCCTCAACGAGGAGGAGATCACAGAATATCACCCGGTCGAAACGGCGCTCGATGGCGAGCACCTCCTCCATTTATTATTTACATGGTCGAGCTCGGCGAACGTCCTCGGCACCTTTACCGTGGAGCTTGAGCTTGAGGGCGGCGAGGTGTGGATCGACCCGAGCTCCGTCCGAGCCTATATCGCCGGACAGGGCCTCGTCGGTGACGACGCTTGGGACGGCACCGTTCGGATCGAGGACGAAGTTCCCGCGATCGACGTCTCCGTTATCGCCGGAGACTTCGACGGCGACGTCGACTTCTTCTTCGGCGTCGTGTACGACTACGGGCCCGAGGATCAGCTCCCGGCGCTCGACGTCCGCGATCTACTCCTCGGCGACTTCGTCGGCAGTATCAGCGGGACGCAGATGCTTCACCGCTTCGACGTCAAGTATAGCGCCGGCCTCATGACCTACGACGGCGTTATCGTGGACGCCTCCGCGGGCGTCTGGCGGCTCGAGAGCGGCCGGGAGTCCGGGACGATCACGACCCCGGTCGCGGCCGTCTCCCGCGTCCTCCGCGTCACCTCGCGGCACAGCGGGAACGACGTCGCCTATATTGTCTCTTTTGACGAAGGCGCTCACTGGTGGACATACGCGAACGGATGGCACGAGCCTGACTACTCGCAAGACGTTTACGGAATGTTTGAAGGGACGATGCGGAGTATCTCCGAGGAGTCCTGGGCCGAAAAGGTCGACGGCTCTATCATGGTGAGAGCGATCCTCATTTCCGAGGCGACGCTCACAGATATTCAAATCTACACGGAGGACATTATCTCATGATTAAAGGACGCACAAAGATCGAGCTTTTCGACGCCGGGAGCGGACGGCGCGAGAAGGTCTTCGAGGACGAGAACCTCGTAACGAACGCGATCCGCTACGCCATGAATATAGAGTCGGCTGGGAACCAGAGACTCGACGACTGGATATTCCCCCTCGCGACGAAGGCCCTCGGCGGCCTCCTCATGTTCGACGGAACGCTCGAGGAGGACGCCGAGAACATCTATCTCCCGCACGACGTCCATATCGTCGGTTATGGGAACACGGCCGCGAACACCGACAACATACGCCGGGGCTCTTACAATGTGGCCGAGTCCGGCCCGACCGACGACGGCTATATCTCCGTCTGGGACTTCGGAACCTCTCAGGCGAACGGCGTTATCCGCTCCGTCGCGAGGACGAGCGTCAACGCCGGAGGCAATCCCCTGACGCCGACGGGCTCGATCCGGCTCGTCGAGACGAAGCGTAACGGCTTCACGGATACCGACACGGGCTGGGTGCCTATCCGCTACGAGAGCGACTACGTCTTCATGATGAAATATAACTCCTCTACACATCAAATGAGGTGCGCCCGGCTCCGGCTCCCGCTCCTGACTCACAAAGTCCGGGACTGCTTCGCCTTCAATGAGAACGCCGAGGAGCTCACGTCGTGGGATTGTGAATGCTACTACTGGCAAACACAGAGCGGCCGCTATACCTACGATCATTATCGCTATGGTGATACTAACGCCTACTGGGATAACGGCGACGGGCTCCTCTATTGTATTCAGAACGCGGAGAAAGACGGGAACAGCTCCGGCAACGGCTCTTTTTCCTACTTCACCCTTAACTATGGCAACGACTCTTGGGAGAAGTCGGACACGCACCGCGTCGAGATCGCGAGCGCCTCCCTTCGCTCGTGGGATCGCGGGAGCGTCTACCTCGGAGGCCGTTATCTTTACTGGCTCTCCTACAACCGCAAGAGCATCTATATTATCGACATGGAGAACCCGGTCAACGTCCGCGCCGTGAGAGTGATCGACGAGAGCAGCGCGGACTATATCGAGGGCTTCTTCGATATGGGGCCGAGGAACGGCGGGGCCCGCTTCTATGTTTATCACTATTTGACCACGGGCTATCAGCGCTTTGCGGGCCTCCTCTATCCTGACGGCGTTTACTACTACGATAATGTCGCCTTCGACTGGAACAGCTCTTATAACTCCTATCTCTACGGCCTCGCGCACAAGCTCGTCGCCCCGATGTATTACGACTCTTGGCGAGTCCGTATTGCCTACCGCCTCGACTATCTCGGGACGATAAACAACCTCGCGACGCCGGTCGAGAAGAACGCCTCGCAGACTATGAAGGTCTCCTATACTCTGACCGACGTATAAAGGAGGCGGGCTCGTGAGTAACTTCAAGATCATTTATAACGGCAAGTCGAAAGTGATCCGGCGGTTATGTGAGCGCGTGAATAACCTCGCGATCCTCGGCGAGACCCACGACACCGCCTATTATGGCGACCTTGGCAAGGCCGCTTACGATCACTCTCAACTCACAAGCGGGAACCCTCACCACGTTACCGCCGAAGACCTCGGCCTCGGGAACGTCGTCGCCCGGCTCGACGCTATCATGTACGCAATCGGAATGATGCGCGACTGGATCACCCACAACGACGAGCCGATCGTCGACCACGGCGGGAACCCGATCGTCTTCCATGGTATCAGCACCGAAGACGAGAAGAATTATCTACTCTATCACTAATCAGGAACAGGAGGAAATTATCTCATGGCTGAAGCAAAAACCATAGATCAGTTACCAGCGAAGGCTTCGCTCGTGGCGAACGATATGTTCCCGGTCGACGACGGCGCTCAGTCCTATAAAATCTTTTTTTCGGTGCTCCTCGCGGCGATCCCCGGCCTGACGGGCGTCGCGCTCTCTCAGGACTCGACGAGCCTCGTCTTCACCTTCAGGGACGGATCGACTCAGACCTTCCGAACGACTGACCCGCGCAAGCAAGACGTCCTCACATTCGACGCGACGCCCACGGAGAACAGCACGAACCCCGTCACCTCCGGCGGCGTCTACGCGGCCGACGCGGGCCTCGATAGGAGGATCACCGACGAGGCCGACCGGGCCCGACAGGCTGAACAGGGAAACGCCGACGCCGTGGCGACCGCACAAGCGGCCGCGGAGGCCGCTCAGAGGGCCGCGAACTCGGCTGCCTCCGCGGCTTCGGCCGCTCAGTCAACGGCCGACGGGGCCGCCTCCGCGGCCTCCAGCGCGGCCGCAGCGGTCGCGGCTGAACGACAGCGAGCGGCGACCGCCGAGAACGCCCTCGCCGACGCGATCGACGATCTCGGGCTTCAAGTGGTGAACGGCAAGCTCTGCGCCGTCTACAATACCTAAACCGATAAGGAGGTTATATTCATGTCTACTGTTACCAAACCCGTCATACTCGACGAGACCGGCGAGAAAATGGTCGCGGAGCTCCGAGGCATTCGGACGCTCCTCGCCCGCGGCTCTCATGTCCTCTATGCCTTCCATATCGACGGGAACGAGAGCGACCCGGCCGCGAAAGTGACATATCTCGAGGACGCGGTCGGAATGAAACCGGCTGGGATGGACTACGCAAACAGCAAATTCGACTGGGGCTCTTGGGCGGGCGCGTTTTTCCTCCCGCGGCCGTGTATGGTGAGACAGACCGGCGGCGTCGCCTACTACCTGAACCCCGACGACTACACCCTGAAGGAGGACGGCTCGACCTCTGACGTCGGCGACACGAGCTTCGCGGGCAATGCCATGATGGAATGGGGCCAGAACGGCAAGAAAATTTGGTATAAGGTCGTCCCGGACGTCGGCGATCCGACGAGCGGCACGGTCTTTATCTCCGACGAGCGTCTCGACCCCGACTATCACGCTTGGAGCTTTATCAATAATCAGGGCGTCGAGGTCGATCACTTCTATACGCCGATCTATAACGGCTCCGTCGTCGACAACGTCATGCGCTCCATGTCCGGGCTGGCCGTGACTCAGTCGCTCGCGGGCGGCGCGACGGGCGAGATCACCGCGGCGCGGGGGAACAATATGGACTCCAACGTCTGCTGGTTTATCGAGGTCGCGGCCGACCGTATTCTCATTAACTTCCTCCTGATCCTCATGGGGAAGTCGGTCGACACGCAGACCGTTTTCGGACGGGGCCTCGACTCCGGCTCTCAAGCGGCGCTCACGGCCTACCGAACCGGCGCTCTCAACGCCTCCGGCATGTTCTTCGGCTATAACGACGGCTCTCACGGCGTGAAGGTCTTCGGCATGGAAAACTGGTGGGGCGCTCAGTGGCGACGGCTCGCGGGCTCGATCCTGAAGAACGGCGACCGGCGCGTAAAGCTGACCTATGGCCAGCAGGACGGCTCCACGGTCGACGGCTACAACACGACCGGCGACGGCTATATCTCGATGGGGATCACGCCCGAGGGAACCTCCGGCGGCTATATCTCCGAGATGAACTTTAACGAGTTCGGAATGTTCGGGAAGACCGTCTCCGGCTCCGCGACGACGCACTATTGTGATGGGCAATGGTTTAATAACAGCGGCGACCGCTACGAGCTGGCCGGTGGCACCTCGCACAATGGCCTTCCTTGTGGGGCGCTGTGCTCGGCTTTGAGCAGCACCGCTGGGTCTGTGACCTGGAACGATGGCGCGGCCGTTTCTTATAAACCGCTTGCCTAAGAGGGTGAAGTGTGAACGAAGTTCACACGAGGGAGAGCTCCGCTCTCCCTCATACAATGACCGACTTTTAAGGGGATAGCGGGGCGACTTCGCGCCGGTGGCAACTCGAACAATGGCCTTCAATGTGGGGCGCTGTACTCGAATTTGAACAACACCGCTGGGAATGTGAACTGGAACTATGGCGCGGCCGATCTTGTCAAAATGTGTTTTTCTAATGCCCCGCTATCTCCTCAGCCCTCGCTGAAAATAAACTCGCTGCAAGCGCCTGTTAGTAGCTCGTCGAACGCGGGCGAGAGGATAAGAACGCATGAAATCTTATAATCACCTATTCGAGAAATACCTCTCGAAGGAGAATATCGAGATCGCGATCCATAACGCCTCGAAGGGAAAACGCGACCGCCCCGCGGTCGTCTATTACCGGGAGGGCGACCCGGACGAGATCACCGCGAAGGTGCAGAGCTTCGCGTCGGAATACCACAACGCGACACACTCGCCCGTGGAGATTTACGACGGAATCACCCGGAAAAAGCGGACGATCATCGTCCCGAAGTTCTACGAGCAAATCGTTCACCATATGGCCGTGAACATCCTGATCCCGATCTTCTCCCGCGGGATGTACGAGCACAGCTATGCTTCTATACCGGGGCGCGGCGCTCACCGCGGGAAGAATGTCATAGAGAAGTGGATCAGACACGACCCGAAGCACGTCAAGTATTGTTTGAAGACGGACGTCCGCAAGTTCTTCGACTCGATCCCGCACGACGTCCTCCTCTCAAAACTTGAGAAGCTGATCCACGACGAGAAGTTCCTCGGAGTCCTCCGGGAGATAATCGGCGTCACAGATCACGGCCTCCCGCTCGGCTTCTATACGAGTCAATGGCTCGCGAATTGGTATCTTCAGGAGCTCGACCACTTTATCAAAGAACAGCTCCGGGCCCCTCACTATATCCGCTACATGGACGATATGGTCGTCTTCGGGAGTAACAAGCGCGATCTTCACCGCATACGGGCGGCGATCGCTGACTTCCTGAAGACGCGGCTCGGGCTCGAGCTCAAGGGGAACTGGCAAGTCTTTCGCTTCGACTACGTCGATCGCGAGGGCCGTCACCACGGCCGCGACCTCGACTATATGGGCTTCAGGTTTTACCGGGATAGGACGACGATCCGACGCTCGATAATGCTCAAGGCGACGCGGAAGGCTCGCCGGATCGCGAAGAAGGGCCGGGCCACGGTCTACGATCTCCGGCAAATTTTGAGCTACCTCGGCTGGATCGACGCGACAAACACTTATGGAATGTACACGCGCTGGATAAAACCGTTCGTCAATTTTCAGGTGTGTAAACGTCGAATCTCGGCCCACGACAAGAGAAAACAGGAGGGAAAAACAAAATGCAGTGGAAACCGTCACAGAGCGCGGAGCGGCCCGTCGAGATCGACACGACCTCCTCGAAGGTCTACAACTACGCCCGCCGGAACATCACGGAAGAAGTCGTCGAAGGCCCCGACGGCGCTATGACCGTCTTCAATTATGAGGAGCTGAAGGTCGAGAAGGCGAGCTGGGCCCTCTACCTCGACCTCGAACAGGCCCGAGCCGACATTGACTATCTCAACATGATAACGGAGGAGTAAAGCCATGAATGAACATAGCGAGAACTTCGAGAAGGTCAAATACTATTACGACCGCGGCCTCTGGAATAAGGCCCGCGTCCGCAAGGCCGTCACAACGCCCAAAAGCTCCCCTTGGATCACCGCCGAGGAATACTTCGAGATCACGGGGGAGGTCTACGAGTGAGCACGACGACCCTCGAGCGCCTCGCCCTCGAACAAGAGGAGATCATAGCGAGGCAGAGCGCGATAATATCCGGGCTCCTCCGCGAGCTCTCACAGTTCCGGGCGCTCGACGCCGAGGAACAGGCCCTCGCGGCCGAGATCGAAGCAAAGAAGGTGTGAACAATGTCGGAGAGTGTACTTGCGGCGCTGATCGCGGGAGCTACTTCGAGCGGCTTGTGCTCGCTCATTATCTTCCTGATCCAGCGCCGAGACAAAAAGAAGGGGAAACGCTCGGCCGAGACTGAAATGCTCCTCGGCCTCGGACACGATCGGATCGTCTACCTCGGCGGAACATACGTCAAGCGCGGATATATCACGCAAGACGAATACGAAAACCTATATCAATATCTTTTCAAGCCCTATGAACGACTCGGCGGGAACGGAACGGCCTCTCGCGTCATGCGCGAGGTCGAGAAGCTCCCGATTAGATAATCAGAGGAAGGAGGTGAGAACGTGAAGCAGCTCAAGACGAACACGGGCGAGTGGATCAAGGCGGCCGTTATCCGGGCGATCAGGACGGCGGCCCAGACGGCCGTCGCCATGCTCCCGGTCGCGGCCTCGATCGCGGAGGTCGACTGGCGGGCGGTCGCCGGGACGGCGGCCCTCGCGGCCGTGGCCTCGATCCTGACGTCCCTCGGCGGTCTGCCCGAGGTCGAAGGCGAATAACTACCGACCAGCGCGGCGGGGCTCCGGCCCCGTCGCCTCTCTTTTTGGAAGGAGTGAGACTCTATGGCGAAAAAGAAAAAGGCCGAGGTCTTCGAGCCGGACTACTTCGAGCCGGAACATATCGAAGACGTGGAGCACGACGTCGTTATGACCATGATCGACGGGGAACTCCGGGAGGTGGGCGTCAATGATCCTGAAGCAGAATAGCGCCTCGAACAGTAAACAGGCCGTGAGGGCCTACCGGCTTCTCTTGGGTTTTCCTATGGAGGACACGTTCACGGAGCCCCTCACCGTCGCGACTCGGAACTTCCAGCGCGAACACGGCCTCGAGGCCGACGGGATCGCCGGGCCGAAGACCCTCACGGCGCTGGCGAACACGCTCCCCGAGGTCAAGGCCGGGGACTACTCCGGGAGCATCTATGTCCAGGCCCTTCAGTCCCTCGTCGGCGCGACCGTCGACGGGAAGTTCGGGAAGAACACGAAGGCGAACGTCGTCGCCTTCCAGTCCGTCTCCGGCCTCGAGGCGACCGGGAACGTCACCACGAACGACTGGCTCGCTCTTTGGGGCTGTAAATACACCCGGACGGCGAAGACTTCCGGGACGGGGACGACCCAGCCCGTCGACTATAAGCAAGGCGACCCGCGCTGGAAGTCGAAGCCCTACACGATCACGGGCTCGAAGAAGCAGACGATCGGCTCCTCCGGCTGCGGCCCGACCTCCATGTCCGACATTATGGCGACGTGGATCGACAAGACAATAACCCCGGTCGAGATGTGTAAATACGCCCTCGACCATGGCTTCAGGACGAAGAACTCCGGGACGGCGTGGGGCTTCTTTAAGTCGATCGCGGCCGCCTATGGCTTCTCGAAGTTCGTCCAGACAAAGTCCATGGCGACGGCGCGGTCCGCCCTGAAGGAGGGCGCTCTCGTCGTGGCCTCGATGGGCCCCGGCTATTGGACGAAGGGCGGCCACTTCATATGCTTGTGGAAAACGACCGACGCTTATATGTACGCGAACGACCCGGCGAGCTCGAGCCGGACGCGGCAAAAGCTCGCGGCCTTCGAGGAGGAGCGCAAGCAGTTCTTTATCTTCTACCGGGCCGCCTGATGGACTTCACGACCGCGATTATGGTCGCCGTCGCTCGGGCCGACCTGTTACTCACCTACGCCGAGAGAGCGCTCCTCGACGCCCTCCCGGCGCTCCTGATCGTCGTCCTCGTCTTCTTCCTCGTCATGCTACGCGACTAAGGGGAACGACGAGAACGATATAACCCTTATAAACAAAGGGCCTCCGAGTGTTCGGATACGGCTGCGGCTGGTGTACCAGTCGAGTCATATCCGAACACAAGGATATGACTCTTTTTTGTTTCCGTTTATCGCTGACATTGTACAGAATAACGGCGACTTCGTTCGTCAACTCGACACGGGCGACGAAGGTCTCCAGCAGCCGACGCCGGAAGTCTTCGTCGTCTTTATCTCCGCTCCTGAAGGAACGGAGCCAGCCCTCGATCTCCTCACGGGAGAGTCGAGGGCGCTTTATTTCTGCCCGTTGAATCTCGGCCACGAGCTCGCGCTCCTCCTCCTCGAGGGCGGCGAGGCGCGTCGCGAGGCCACGGCTCCCGGCCTCCTCGATCGCGGCGATAATGTTCCTCTGACGCTTGCGACAAGAGTCGAGCTGGGAGCGGAGGGCGACGGCCGGATCGTCGGCGAGGTCGAGCTCTTGCACCCGGAGTATCTCCTCGGCGAGGGCCGAGATCGTCGCGTCGTCGAGCAGATCCTCGACCGTGGCCGTGACGACGAGCTCCTCGATCTTCTCCTTCCTGACCGGCTTCAACTCACAGCGGCCGCCCCTCTTTTTGTGGCCGCACTTGTAATAGAAATAGACCCGGCCCGCCTTGCCCCGGCCGGACTCGCCGACGAGCATCGTCGAACAGAGGCCGCAGAAACATTTACACGAGAGGAGGAAGTCCGTCGAGGCTTTTCCCGTCGCGTTCATATTGTGGGCCGGAGAGAACCGCTCCGAACAGAGCCGGAAGGTCTCCTCGTCGATCAGCGGCTCGGCCCGCAGCTCGACGCCCGAGGAGTCAAAGACCCCGAGATATTTTTCATTCCTCAGCATCCTATAAATCACCGCTTGAGAGACTCGGGCCCCGTGAGTCCCGACGATCCCGCGCTCGCCGAAGAACTCGACGAGCTCCTTCACCTTCGCCCCGTTCGCGTAAAGCCTGAACGCCTCCCGGACGGCCGGGGCCTTCGCCTCGTCCAGCACGACGTGGCGCTCCTCGTCGGTCTTATATCCGATCGGGAGGACGCTCCCGCAAAACCGGCCCTTTTTCAAGGTCTCCCGGCGGCCGCGGAGAACCTTCTGCCGGAGGTCGGCCGAGTAATACTCCGCGATGCCCTCGAGGACGGACTCGAGGATAATCCCCTCCGGGCCCTCGGGGACGGACTCCTCGGCATACATGAGCTTTACCCCGGCCCGCTTGAGCCGGGCCTTATTTATGGCAATGTCCTGACGATCCCGGCCGAAGCGGTCGACCTTCCACACGAGGACGACGTCGAATTTATGATCTTGAGCGTCCCGGATCATCCTCTGGAACTCGAGACGCCGGTCGACGCTCTTGCCCGAGATATGTCGGTCGGCGTATATGTCTATAATGTCGATCCCGTTCTTCTTCGCGAACGCGGAACAGTCCGCGACCTGTCCTTCGATCGACTGATCCGTCTGGCGCGGGCCCTCGGAATATCGGGCGTAAATGACCCCGGTCACGAGATCGCCTCCTCCTCAGCTATCCTGGACTTCTTCAACGAAACGGAAAAAGAGCTCACCGTCGGCGAAAGCGTCGCCGAGGGCGCTATGTCTTTTCGCTATTGTGATTCTATAAAAAGCGCATAGAGTATCGAGCTTGTGATCGTCGACGTCTCGAGGCTTTTTTAATAGTCTTTGGGCTTACTCCAATGTATCAATATATTTCCGTTTTGTATTGAATACCTGACTCCCGGAATAATAGATAAACCGGAGATCATAGTCTAAGTTATGGGCGACAAGCGTCGACCCGCCGACAAAGTCGTCGAAAGCCGGTAAAACCGAACCTATACTCGGGGCGTTCTTCACTTTATCCGGCGTAATCTCGTTTATTTTGATCGAGGTCTCGGGAATATCTATCCCGGGATTTATAAATGTTTGGAATAGCTCGACCGGCTTCTCGTTTATGTATCTTATGGCCGCAATTTCGAGAATACGGTCTCGGCTTGGGGCGAGGCCGGTCGTCTCCGTATCAAATACGACGACGTCTTCGTATTTTCCTTTTGGCGTAATATTGGAAAACTTCGGCCCCTCATATCCCGATTGCCTTTTATACACGCTATCAGAGACAACGATCGAACGCCTCGGAATGGCCTCGATCGTCGCCCACGTCTTCGCCTCGGCCTCGTTGCGGCGCTGACGCTCAAGCGCTTCTCTCGCTTCTCGCTCTTTATAGAACTTGGAACACTGCGGACAATAGCCTTCGGCGTTCAACGTGAGCCCGACAAAAAACCCCGTTTTCCCGCATAGCCTACACTTTTTCATGTTCTCCCTCCTCAGTTCCTATATAAGTCTTTTGACACCGAGAACAGCACAAGCGGCCGTTTTAAGCTCAGAACTCGCGGCTCTATAAGCATTAAGAAGCCGAAGCTCCTCCTCCGTGAGGAGTCTCGTCGTCACGGAGGAGCGGCCGGTTAAATAGTCCATGTCAACATTAAAGAAGTCGGAGATCAACTCGAGCCGATCACGCCGAGGATAGCGAGAGCCCCTCTCATAGTGTGATACGGCCTGTTTTGTGAGTCCCAGCGCGTCGGCAAGCTCGTCTTGTGTCATATTCCTATCAATCCTTAAATTCCTAAAAATGTCTTTGAACTCGGCCATAATAGCACCTTCCTCCGCGCCGTTCTTGTATTCCATTATAAACGAAATGTTTACAAATTACAAGGAACAATTTTTTGAAAAGGGGTTGACTTTTGTATACAATCTGTTTATAATTGCACCATAGTATACATTATGTTTACTTGAGACAACGCAGAGGAGGCCGAAAACATGAAGAAGTATATCGCGATCGGACACTGGGGCGGCAACGACAACACGACGAGCGTCGCCGGTGACGCCTACACCCTGAAGGACTTCCGGCACGACCTGATCGCGAACGACTTCAAGGCGTGGACCGTCCTCACCGAGAAGCGCTTCGCCGAGGTGAAAGACCTCTCCGGCTTCGAGCTCTGGGACGAGGTCTCCCGGATGGTCAATAACTACCGCAAGGCCGACGAGGTCGCCGACTACATCGAACAGTGCGCCGACCTCATGGAGGAGAAGCTCGAGGCGATCGAGTCCGAGGACGACGAGCCCGCGGCCGAGCCGAAGCAGCACGTCGCAATGGCCGTGACGACCTTCTCAGACGCCTACAACCGGCCGACCGAACTCCGGCCCGAGGAGCTCCGCTGGTTTGAGGCCGTCGTCGCTCAAGCCCGCCGGGCGACCGGCGTCGAGGTCGAGATCGTCCCCTATGACCATGAACTCTATACCGGGAAACACCGCGACGCCCTCGGAACCTGCACCACGAAGAACCCCGAGAACCCGCTCGCGCCCGACGCTGACAGCTATATCACGATCGACTGTTATTTCATCGACGAGAAGTATCGGGAGCGCTTCGAGGGAGCCTACACGATCGAGAAGCAGACCCTCGAGGAAGTGATCGCCCACGAGATCGCGCACCTCTATGTGTGGCGACACGGGAAGAAGCACGACCGACTCACCGCCGAGCTCTACGAGAGAATCAAGGCCGCGGCCTGAAAGGAGGCAGAAATTATGGGAGCCTATGGACGCTTCGAGCTCCGATATGTTCGGACGGACAGGAACGGGACGAAATACTTCCTCGACGACAACTGTCCGAGGTGCTCGGGATATGGCGAGCTCGACAAGTGGATCGAGACCGGCCGCGTCTGCTTCGCTTGTGGCGGCACAGGACGCCGTCCTCAGCCGAAGACGGTCAAGGTCTACACGCCGGAGCATGAGGCGAAGCTCGAGGCGAGGAGGGCCGCGAGGGCCCCGAAGAAAAGCGCCGAGGAGCTCGAGAAGGCCCGGCGGCTCGTCGAGGAGACCCGGATTAACGCATGGATCGACGAGGGCTTCGATCGGAACGGCGTCGGCTATCTCCATACCGGGAACACCTACAAAAACCGGGAGGCCCTCAAGCGGAGCGGCGGCCGGTGGAACATCTTCCTCCGCGGATATATCGCCCCGGTGAAGGTCGAAATCGTCGGCGTGGCGATCCGGGAGGTCTCGGCCGCTGAACTCTGTACTCCCGGCGGCTACATCGACACAGAAAAGGCGTGGGCGCTCAAAAAGGCCCTCGAAGCCTGAACCCGATCAACTACCCGCCCCGGAGGTGACGAGGGCAGAAGGAGGTTTTATCCATGACCACATTAGAGCTATTGTCGTGGGCCCGGAAGGGGATCGCGGCCGACAAGGTCAAATTTCAGGCCGCACAGGAGGAGGCGCTCAAGGGACAGAACCACGTCCTCGCCGGGATGCTTCAGGAGGAGATCGACCTCCTCGACGTGAAGGCCGTCGCCCTCGACGACCTCGAGGAAATCCACAACCGCAAGTATTAAGACCAACCGGCCCCGCTCCGGCGGGGCCACGAAGAAAAGGAGGTTTACAAGTGGACAAACAGAAAATAGCGGAGAAACTCCGCGAACTCCGGGGCGATCGCCCGCTCCGTGAAGTCGCCGACGCGATCGGCACAACGGTTATGGCGGTCTCCCTCTACGAGAGCGGCCAGCGCATCCCGAAGGATGAAATCAAGGTCAAGATCGCCCGTTTTTACGGCGTGACCGTGGACTCCATTTTTTATGCCTGTTAGTATACATATCGTATACAGAAGGAAACAGCGGAGGTGCTTATGATCGACAAGTATTTCCAATATGGCGAGAAGTTCTTCGTCCCGGTCTGCGACATTTGCGAGAAGGAGCTCCCGAGAGAGAGGGACTTCGAGGACGCGGTCGCCTCGATCCGGGGCGAGGGATGGACGACCCGCAAGACCCGCGAGGGCTTCAAAAACTACTGCCCGGAGTGTTCCGCGGCCATGAGCGACGCCCGGCGCGAGTTCGACGACTGAAGGAGGCCGGGAGCGTGGCAGACCTGAAGATATTCGACTTCGTGAAGGAAGTCGGCGAGAACGCCGAGGCCCACGGTTTTCATGAGGTGACTCATTCCCCGCTCGAATACCTCGCGCAGATCCATAGCGAGGTGAGCGAGGTCGTCGAGGAGCTCAGGAGCGGCCGGGCCGTCGACGAGACCTATCACCGCGAGGACGGCAAGCCGGAGGGAGTCCCGGCCGAGCTCGCCGACGTCGTGATCCGGTGCTTCGACTTCGCCTATGTCTACGGGATCGACCTCGAGGCGGCGATCCGGGAAAAGCACCAGTTTAACAAGTCCCGGCCCTATCTCCACGGCCGGAAGTTTTGAGAGGAGGCACCGAAACATGAAACAGCCGAAGCACCCGGAGCTGACGTCGCTCGCCTACGCGGCCCTCGCAGCGATCCGGCGCGACCTCGAAGCGGCGAAGGCCGCGGAGGCGAGCGAGGCCCGCCGGGACTCAGGAAAGGAGGCGGTCAACTTGAGCAAGTAAAAACGAGCCCGGCGATCCGAAGACCGTCCGAGCTCTCAGGGAGGAAGATAACCCTATTCCATTATACCACAAAGGAGGATCAATAAGCTATGAAGATTGTGCTCGAATTTGACAATATCGAGAGCTTCTTCTCCCAGCTCCCGCGCTTCGCGTCCCTCATGAATTTCTCGGGACAGTTCGCGAACATCACACAGAAGCCGAAGACGGCCACAGAGCCGACCCTCGACGAGCCCGATCTCCCCGTGATCGAGCGCCCCGAGCCCGGCGTGACCCGCGTCCACGGGACGAAGACGGAGACCGCCGAGGAGGCCGGGAAGAAGATCGAGACCGCCTACGACGCGGCCGCGGCGGCCGAGGTGGCCGCGGGCCCGGCGAAGCCCGAGGAACAGGCCGAGGAGGCCGAGGCTCCCGAGGAGCCCACGGAGGCCCCGCCGAAGGCCCAGCGAGGCGGCAAGGGGAAGAAGTCGACCGAGAAGCCGACCCCGGCCGAGGAGCCCGCACAGGCCCCGCCGGAGGCCGCACAGGAGGTCAAAGACACCGACGTCCGCAAGGTTATGAACAAGCTCATTAAAGCGGGCAAGCGGGACACCGTGAAAACGATCCTCTCGAGCTTCGGCGCGGCGAACTTTACCGCCCTGAAGCCGAAGGACTACGCGGCCGTCCTGAAAAAGGCGAAGGAGGCGCTCGAGGATGAATAAACACGCGACCCTCGGCCCGAGCTCCGCGGAGAGGTGGATCAACTGCCCCGGCTCCGTCCACATGGCGAGCCTTTTTCCGGCGTCGTCCTCTCCGGCGGCGAAGGAAGGCAGCCTCGCCCACGAGCTCGCGGCCCTCGAGATCGACAAAGACAACTGCTCCGACGCCTGTCTGCTCCCGGCCGTCTACGAAATCAACGTCGCGAAGCTGGCCGAGGACGTGGCCGAGTTCTACAAAGAGAACCCCGACCTCTCCGGCGACTTCGAGGACATGAAGAAGACCCTCGAGCCCTACGTCGACTATGTGATCCGGGAGTTCCGGGAGGCCCTCGAAAAAGACCAGGCGGCCGTCCTCATGACGGAGCAGCGCGTCGACTTCTCGAACATCGTCCCCGGCGGTTTTGGGACGTCCGACGTTATTATCATCGGCGGCGGCCGCGTAACCGTGATCGACCTCAAGTATGGGAAGGGCGTCCGCGTCTCGGCCCGCGATAACCCTCAGATAAGGCTATACGCGATCGGCGCGATCAACGCCTATAACCTGATCTATGACTTCGACCGCGTGAAGATGGTCATATACCAGCCCCGCCTCGACTCCGTGACGGAGGAGGAGCTCCCGGTCGACGAGCTGACCGCGTGGGCCGAGACCGTCGTCAAGCCCGCGGCCGAGAAGGCGCTCTCCGCTGATCCTCCCTATCACCCCGGCGACTGGTGCTCCTCTTACTTCTGCCCCGGCGCGGGCGTTTGCAAAGCGCGGGCGAACTACGTCCTCGGCCTCGAGCGTCACTCCGGGAAAGACCCGGCCCTCCTCACCGACGAGGAGCTCGCCGACGCCCTCGCCCGCGTTGAGGCGCTTCAGAGCTGGGCGTCGAAGCTCAATAGCTACGCGATCGGGGAGATTCAGACAGGCCACACGATCCCCGGCTGGAAGGTCGTCGAGGGCGCGAGCAAGCGCCGGTTTACCGACGAAGACAAGGTCGTCGCGGCGGCCGTCAAGGCTGGTTATGAAAAGGCCCTTCTCTATAAGTCGAGCCTGATCGGCATAACCGACATGGAAAAGCTCATGGGCAAGAAACAGTTTAAGACCGTTCTCGGAGCCCTCGTCTATAAGCCCGCGGGCGCTCCGAAGCTCGCGCCCGAGAGCGACGATCGGCCCGCGTTCAACTCCGCAAAATCCGACTTTGAAGACTAAGGAGGTCTATCACAATGGCGAAGAAGTATATCGCAAAGCTCATGACCGACACGAAGGTCAAGACCGGCAAAGTCCGCATCTGCTACGTTCACCTTTTCGAGAAGTACGACAAGAGCGACAAATATCAGGCCCGCTTTTTGATCGACAAAGAGGATAAGGACACGATCAGCTGCATTAAGAAGGCGATCGAGGCCGCGAAGGCCGACGGCAAGACCCGCCTCTGGGGCGGCAAGCTCCCCGGCTCCTACCGGGGCCCGCTGAACGACGGCGACTCCATGGAGGAGCCCCAGCCGGAGTACGAGGGCTGCTACTACCTGACGGCGAAGACGAGCCGGAAGCCTCAAGTCGTCGACCTCGACCGTGACGACATTTTCGACGAGGAGGAGGTCTATCCGGGCTGCTACGTCCGGGCGACGCTCGTCTTCTTCCCCTATAACAACGAGGGGAAGGGCGTCGGCTGCCTCCTGAACAACGTCCAGAAGCTCGAGGACGGCGAGCGGATCGGCGGCGGCGCGGCGAGCGCGGCCGAGGACTTCGACGACGAAGACGATCTCGAAGATGAAGACGACGACCTCATGCAGTAAACGGGAGCTCGCCGTCGACGTCGAGAGCTTCTCCTCCGTGGACATTGACGCGGGCGTCTACGCCTACGTCAATGCCCCTGACTTCGAGCTGATCCTCGTCGCCTACAAGTTCGACGACGAGGAGAAGCCCCGGTCATTCATGCCGAGGCGCTTCGCGGCCCGGCCCGGAGTCCTCTCCGCGGCCGGAGTCGACGGCGAACAAGTCGCCCTCATGGAGCCGGAGCTCCCCGAGCTCGACGGAGACGAGGACGAGTTCCTCGCGGCCCTGACAGACCCGGAGATCGTGAAGACCGCCTATAACGCGAACTTCGAGCGGACGACGCTCGCGAAGCACTACGGCGTGGAATGTGACCCGGATCAATGGCGCTGCACGGCCGTCCTCGCCTCGACCCTCGGCCTCCCGCGCTCACTCGCCGGAGCCGGTGAGGCCATGGGGCTGCCCGAGGACGAGAAGAAGCTCAAGACCGGCAAAGCCCTCATTCAGTATTTTTGCAAGCCCGTCTCGGCCACGAAATCGAACGGCGGCCGGACGCGGAACTATCCCCGACACGACCCGGCGAAGTGGGCGATCTTCTGCGAGTACAACCTTCAGGACGTCGTCACGGAGCAAGCGATCCGGGAGCGGCTTCGGAAGTATCAGCCGAACGCGACGGAACAGCGGCTCTGGACGGTCGACCAGCAGATATGTGACCGCGGGATCAGGATCGACCGGCCCTTCGTGGAGAAGATCGTCGAGTATGACGCCGAGAGGCAAGAGGCCCTCAAACAGGAGGCCCGCGAGCTGACCGGCCTCGACAACCCGAACAGCCTCCAGCAGCTCAAGGTGTGGTTTTACCGACACGGGGCGACGGCCCTCGGGGACGATCTCTCAAAGGGCGCGGTCGAGGCCGCTCTCCGGCTCGACTACTACGCGCCCGAGGTGAGGCGAGTCCTGCAGATCCGTCAAGCCCTCGGGAAGACCTCAACGAAGAAATACACGGCCATGTTAAACAGCGTCTGCCCCGACGACCGCGTCCGCGGGATGCTTCAGTTCTACGGCGCGAACAGGACGGGCCGCTGGTCGGGCCGGATCGTTCAACTCCAGAACCTCCCGCAAAACCATATCCCCGACCTCGACCTCGCCCGCGAGACCGTGGCGGCCGGAGACTTCGAGAGTCTCGAGCTCCTCTACGGGGAGCCCGCGCAAGTTTTCTCCGAGCTCGTCCGCACCGCGTTCATTCCCTCCGAAGGGAACCGCTTCGTCGTGACCGACTTCTCCGCGATCGAGGCCCGCGTTATCGCGTGGCTCGCCGACGAGGACTGGCGGCTCGACGTATTCAAACAGGGCGGCGACATTTACTGCGCGTCGGCCTCGAGAATGTTCAAAGTGCCGGTCGAGAAACACGGCCGGAACGCTCACCTCAGACAGCAAGGGAAGGTCGCGGAGCTCGCCCTCGGCTACGGCGGCGGCGTCGGCGCTATGAAGTCCATGGATAAGGGCCACGTTATCCCCGAGTCGGAAATGAAGCCTATTATCGACCAATGGCGCGAAGCCTCTCCGAGGATCACCGCCCTATGGAAGACGCTCGAGAAGGCCGCGAAGACCGCGATCCGGGAGAACCGGCCCGTCAAGCTGAAGCACGGCGTCGCCTTCTACTTCCGCGACGGCATCCTATTCGCCCGGCTGCCCTCCGGCCGCTCGATCGCCTACTGGGGCGCGGGCCTCTACGAGGGGAACTACGGCGACGAGGTGAGATATTACGGCGTCGATCAGGAAACGCACAAGTGGGGCCTCCTGAAGACCTACGGCGGGAAACTGACGGAGAATATCGTTCAAGCGACCGCCCGCGACTGCCTCGCCGAAAAGCTGATCGAGGCGACCGACCGCGGCTATGAGATCGTCGCCCACATTCACGACGAAATGATCGTCGACGTCCCACGGAGCGACGCCGACGCGGCCGCGACCATTGATGCCATGATGGCCGAGCCGATCGAGTGGGCCCCGGGCCTCCCGCTCAAGGGCGGGACATACGAGTGCGACTACTACCAGAAGGATTAGAAGGAGCGCGAGATCATGACAGAGAGAAGCTGCGAGTCATGTCGTCACGACCTCGGCGGCTATAACAATTGCCGGATAAACCTCGAACACGAATGCGCGGCCGGGAACTATGAGGCGTGGGAGCCGAAGCCCGCCGACGATGAAGCGAAGGAGGCACAAGCGTGATAATTCAAGACTTCGATTATGATCGCGGCGTGAAGGTCTACAACGCCGGGGACATAGTCACGATTAAAGGAGACCGAAGCAAGGGCGAACAGGACGAGCGCGGGATCGTGGCGCTCGCGTGGGACGACGGGAGTTTCTCCGTCATTAAGGCCGAGGGCTATATCGGCCTCGGAGAGCGCGTCCGCACCGAACCGACCGGCGAGCGCTTCGACCTCTCTCCGCTCTTTGAGCGGCTCAACGCGGGCGACCTTCAGGAGAGGCCCGGCGGGGAGTTCAAGATCGGAGACCTCGTCCTCCATGACAGCGACGAGCCCGCGGTCGTCTTCTACGTCTTCGAGGACGGGAAAGACCTCGCGACGCTCGCGGTCGACGGGATGCACCTCTGCGCTCCGACCAGCGACATAAAGGCCACGGGCGAGCGCTTCGACCTGACGCCTATGTTTGACCGCCTGAAAGGAGGCAATCCATTTGAAGATCATAAAGCCTGACGCCTATATCATTTCCCCGTCATTCATCGACGGGAACGCCCTCGTCTTCTTCCTCGAGCGCTGCGGCCGCGTTTGCTATAAGTCCGAGGATAAGATCAGGGCTCACAGCGACGAGACCTTCGTCCGCTCCCTGATCGCCCGCGGGCATGAGAGCGTCCTCGAGCACGTCTCCTTCTCCGCGAAGTTCATCGTCGACCGCGGCGTCTCCCACGAGATCGTGAGGCATAGGATCGCGTCGTATTCTCAGGAGTCGACCCGCTACTGTAATTATGGGCGCGACGACTTCGAGAGCCAGATCACCGTTATAGAGCCCTGTTATCTCGTCCGCGGCTCGGAGCCCTATCTCCACTGGCTCACCGCTTGCGAGAACGCCGAGCGGGCCTATTTTGAACTCCTGAACGACGGCCTCACGGCTCAGGAGGCGCGGGCCGTCCTCCCTCACAGCCTGAAGACAGAGCTCGTCATGACGGCGAACGTCCGGGAGTGGCGTCACTTCTTCAAGCTCAGGACGTCGGCGGCCGCTCACCCTCAGATGCAGGAGGCCGCGAAGCTCCTCCTCAAAGACGCCCGCCGGACGATCCCGATCGTCTTCGACGACATAGACCCGGAGGGAGGCGCGAACCCGTGAACATGACGATCGGCGAGCGGATCGCGTGGGGCGTTTACTCCTTCGTCGCGACGGCTCAGACCGTCGTCGGCCTCGGCGGCCTGATCTTCTTCGCGGTCGTCGGTCTCTCCCGGCTCCTCGACCGACTGATCGGAGAGGAGGCCGATCATGAATAAGGTCACGATCTACCTCAAGAGCGGCGAACACCTGACCATGAAGTGCAAGAAATTCACCGCGACGACGCTCGGAAAGCTGACCGGCATCAAATACGAGGGCGCAGTTCATCCCGTCCCGCTCTACCTCGACATAGATCAGGTCGTCGCGATCATCGACGAGGGGACTATCCCCGAGGAACAGGAGGCTATAAAAGCATGAGGAACTTCAAGATCACTTGCGACGGCTGCGGCCGTAACATCAACCAACCGAAGCCGAAGACGAAGAAGATCGGCGACCTCGCCTATATCTACCTCAAGTGCCGGAGGTGTGGGGCGGTCTACGTCTCGAGCGTCACCGACCCGGCCCTCCGTCGGAAGGTTGAGGAGTATGTCGAGGCGTCCCAGACGATCTCCGAGCGCCAGCTTGAGCTGAACCGGCTGCGGAAGAATAAGCCGAACGACAAAGAGCTGATTAAAGCGAAGGAGAAGGCCCTCGAGAAGCTGATCCGCGACGCGGAGCGCCTTCACCGCGACAACGTCAAGCGCTCGAACGAGCTCAAGGCGAAGCACCCGCTCCCGGAAGGAGCCCGGCTATAAAAAGGAGTGAGACCATGTTTATAACCCTGACCATATCGAGGGCCGCGTTCGTGAACAAACGGCTCCACGGCGCGAAGGTGATCGTCAACGCCAGCCAGATCGAGAGTATGAGACGGAGCTCCCGCGACAAGGAGACGACTATCGTCGCTATGTTGAGCGGCTCGAGCATCTGCGTCATGGAGAGCCCCGAGTCGATCCTCAAGCTCACGGGCGGCCCTGACCTGAACTTCGACCCGCCCGCGCCTCACGTCCGAGGCTTCAAACCGACGGGGAAACACGCCCACGAGGAGGACTTCTTCGAGGCTATGGACGACGACAGGAAATAACAGAAGGGAGACAAGAGACCATGATCGAGAACTTTTCCGAGACCTCGGGCGGCTTCGTTATTTGTCACGTCTGCGGCCGCTCATTCAACGCCGACGCCTCGCGTCGCTACACCGCGAAGGAGAAGGACGGGATCGGCGCGATCGTCGGCAATACCTATTACGACGCCTTCGACTGCCCCTATTGTGACTGCCAGAACGTCGTCGGCCTCCGGCTCGACGCGATCTTCGTCAAGCCCCGCGAGGAGGCCGGAGACGACAAGGAGCCGACGGAGGACGTCACCGTCACCACGGAGACCACGGTCGAGGCCGAGGTCGAGATCGGAGCCGAGGAGGGCCCCGAGGAGCCCGCGGACTACATGAACGAATAACAGACAGACCCGGCGGGGCCCCTCGCCTCGCCGGGAGATAAGGAGCAACACTATGAGCGTATTTGGAGGAATCGTGCTTTTTACTCTCGGCGTCGTCACGGGCGGCGGGGCCCTGATCTATAACCAGAAGTGTGTGAGGGATCAGACCTCACAGCTCCGACGGGAGAACGACCATTTGCGGGAGAGTGCTTGGCTCGACCGCGTCGAGTTCGTGAAGTATAAAGCCTATCGGCGCGGATATAGGGACGGCCGACAGTCTCCCGCGAACGAGGTCGAGAAGTTCGCCGAGTTCGTCGAGGATCATAATATCGACTTTCGGGCCCCGCGTCGGCGGCGATCGTCGGAGGACTCAGGAGAATAACGCGGGGGGGGGACATTGACTCATGACGGAAAAAGGCAAGATATTGAAGCTCGAGCCGGGCCCGGAGCTAAAACACGACCGGGAGCTATGGATCAGCACGGGCCGCTCGCGCTTCGATCAGAATTGGAAGAATAAGCAGATCCTCTGGTCGCGCCTCATAAAGAAGCTCGAGACGCCGATCCGAACGCCGGAGACCTACGCGGAGTATACCGCGGCGACGAGGGCCGACCAGAACAGGATCAAAGACGTGGGCGGCTTCGTCGGCGGGACTCTGAAGGACGGCAAGCGCGGGAACCATACCGTCACGGGCCGAACGATCCTATCCTTCGACATTGACTTCGCTCCCGAGCATTTCTATGAGGACTACTCCCTCCTCGCGGGCTACGCCTCGGCCTGTTATTCGACCCACAAGCACAGGCCCACGGCCCCGCGCTACCGGCTCCTCGTCCCGCTGACGAGGACGGTCACGGCCGACGAATACGAGGCGGTCTCCCGCATGATCGCTCAGGATATAGGGATGGACTACTTCGACCCGTCGACCTTCCAGCCCTCGCGCCTGATGTACTGGCCGAGCGCCTCCGAGGATGGAGAGTATTTTTTCGACTACCTCGACGCTCCCTTCCTGAACCCCGACGAAGTCCTCGAGCGCTATCCTGACTGGCGCGACGCGAGTCAATGGCCGACGAGCGACAAAGAGGCTCAGAGCCATAAAGCGCTGGCCGAGAAACAAGCCGACCCGACGACGAAGTCCGGCGTCGTGGGCGCGTTCTGCCGGGCCTACGACGTCCCGGCCGCGATCGGCGCCTTCCTCTCCGACGTCTACACGCCCACGGAGAAGGCCGACCGCTACACCTACGCGGCCGGATCGACGGCGGCGGGCCTCGTGATCTATAACGACGGCAAATTCGCCTTCTCGAATCACGGAACCGACCCGGCCGGGGGACAGCTCTGCAACGCCTTCGACCTCGTCCGCATCCACAAGTTCGGAGCCGAGGACGAGGAGGTCGCCGGGAACACGCCCACGAATAAGCGGCCGAGCTACAAGTCGATGCTCGAGTTCGCGGCGGCCGATAAGGAGACGCTCGCGATCATCGACCAGGAGCGTCACGACGAGGCCGTCGCGGACTTCACCGACGACCCCGACCCGGACGCATGGCGCTCGAGCCTCGAGCGAAAAGGAGCCCGCGGCGACATTCTGAAGACCGTCCTCAACTGCGAGCGGATATTCAGGAACGACGCGGCCCTTCAAGGCCTCGCGCTGAACCTCCTCACGAACACGATCGAGATTTTACCCGACTATGGCGTCCCGTGGGAGCGGCGGCCGGGGCCATGGACAGACACCGACGACGCCCAGCTCTATACCTACATCGGGAAGGAGTTCGCGGAGTTCCCTCGGGCCTACATCAACGACCAGAAGACGATCGCGGCCTCGAGCCGGGCTTTTCACCCGATCCGCGACTATCTCGAGCACCTCCCGGACTGGGACGGCGAGCCCCGCGTCGACACGCTTTTCATAGACTACCTCGGGGCCGACGACAACGTCTTCACCCGCGAGGCGACGGCAAAGATATTGACGGCGGCTGTCCGGCGTATCTACGAACCCGGCTGCAAGTTCGACTCGATGCTCGTCCTCTCAGGGCCGCCGGGAACGGGGAAGTCGACGATCGTCGAGAAGCTCGCCGGGGACTGGTTTTCCGATAACCTGACCTTCGAGGACATGAAGGACAAGACGGCCGCGGAAAAAGTTCAAGGCTACTGGCTCCTCGAAATCTCCGAAATGAAGGGCATGAAGAAAATGGACGTCGAGAGCATAAAGGCGTTCGTCTCCCGACAGGAGGACATATTCCGGGCCGCCTACGCCCGGAACACGGAGCGGCACCCGCGTCAATGTGTGATCTTCGGAACCGTGAACGACCTCTCCGGCTACCTGAAGGACATAACCGGCAATCGGCGCTTCTGGCCGATCGAGATCACAGGCCGGGCCGAGCGTCACCCGTGGGACATGACGGCCGACGACCGGGATCAGATATGGGCCGAGGTTATGTTCCGCTATGGCGTCCTCGGGGAGCGGTCTCTCATTCTGACGCCCGAGGCCGAGAAGATCGCCGTCGAGAAACAGACGGAGGCGATCGAGGCCGACGACCGCGAGGGCATGGTCGAGGAGTATCTCGAGACGAAGCTCCCGGAGGACTGGGAGGATCGGAGCCTCGACGACCGGCTCGAGTTCCTGACCGGCGGCGAGGAGTTCACGCCCGACGGCGATCACGTCGTCGGCGAGGTCGTCCGCTCCGAGGTGACGAACCTCGAGATATGGTGCGAATGCTTCAGGCGACCGGCGAACTCGATCCAGCCCCGCGACTCCTATCAGATCGCGGCGATCCTGAAGCGCCTCGGATGGGAGCGGACGAACGGCCGGAAATACGTCCCGTTATATGGTCGCCAGCGCGTCTATGTGAAGCCCGAGAAGTGACGGGACAACCTCCTCGGGAGTATGGGACAACCGGGACAACCTCGAAAAGTTGTCCCACGTCGCCCGCGGGGCTTTATGGGACAACCTCGGAGAGTTCGGGAAGTTGTCCCGGAAGTTGTCCCACGGAAAAACCCCGTATTTTCAAGGCTTTTTGGCTCTTTTGGGACAAGAGGACAACTTTTTAAGAGTAAAAACATTATACCAAAAAAGACCATAAAAACCCCGACGGACGCCCGCGCACCTGCCTACACGCGAAAAAGTCATATACGCGCGCGGAGCTGTCCTCGGGCCTCGGGAGGTGGATTATTTGAGAGAATCGAGCATAGAGCGAAAACTCGTCCTCGGGCTCCGGGCGCGGGGCTGGCGGGCCGTGAAGTTCGTCTCTCCGGGAAATGATGGGATGCCCGACCGGCTCGTCCTCGGGCCGCTGGGGCGCGTGATCTTCGTCGAGCTGAAGACGGAGACCGGGAGACTCTCGGCCGTCCAGTCGGCTCAGATCGCGAAGCTCCGGCGGCTCGGGCAAGACGTCCGCGTCCTCTACGGGAGGAAGGGCGTCGAGGATTTTATTCAGGAGGTGGCGGGCTATGCGGCGAGAGTATGAGTGCGCTTATTGTGGGAAGACGATCCTCCGTTATCCTTCACAGGTCAAGGGGAAGTCGGCGATCTTCTGTTCGCGGAAATGTCTGGCGGCGGCACGGCCGAAGATCAGACACGAGCACCTGTCAGAATATAACCGGGAACACAACGCCGAACGAATGACGCCGGAAGTCCGGGCGAAGCTCAGGGCAGCCCGCGTCGATACCGGCGAGGGAAAAGGCTACCGCAAACTCTACGGAATACCCGAGCATAGAGTCGTCGCTCAACAGATACTCGGAAGACCGCTTCGACGAGGCGAGGTCGTTCACCACATCGACGGAAACAAGCGAAACAACGCACCCGAGAACCTCATGATCTTCTCGTCTCAGGCCGAGCACGTAAAGTATCACGCAGAACACCCGAAAGGAGGTGATGCCCTATGAAGTTCATCCCGCACGACTATCAGCGGCGAGCAATCGACAAGATCATGACGACGCCCGCGGTCGGTCTTTTCCTCGAGATGGGCTTGGGTTAGGGCAAGACCGTCGTCTCCCTGACAGCGGCCGAGCGCCTGATCTATGACGAGTTCGACGTCTCCCGCGTCCTCGTGATCGCGCCTCTCAAGGTGGCCGAGGACACTTGGAGCCGGGAGGGCTCAAAGTGGGATCACCTGAAGGAGCTCAAGATCGCGAAAATCCTCGGGCTGGCGCGTCAACGGCTGGCCGCGGCCGAGTCGGAGGCCGACGTCTACGTCATAAACCGGGAGAACGTCGTCTGGCTGACGCAACAGTTCCCGGCGAAGCACTGGCGCTGGGACATGGTCATAATAGACGAGCTCTCGAGCTTCAAGTCGTCGGCCGCGGAGCGCTTCAAGGCGCTGCGGCGAGTGAGGCCCTATATCCGGCGCGTCGTGGGCCTGACCGGGACGCCGAACCCTAACGGCTACATGGATTTATGGGCCGAGATATTCCTCCTCGATCAGGGAGAGCGCCTCGAGCGGACGATCGGCCGATATAGGGAGCTCTATTTCAGGCCGGGGAAGGGGAACGGCTACGTCACCTATGAATGGAGGCTCCTGCCGGAGGCCGACAAGCTGATCCAGAAGAAGATCGCCGACATAACGGTCTCCATGAGGGCCGCGGACTACCTCGAACTCCCGGAACAGGTCGAAAACGAGGTCAAGGTCGCGTTACCGGCCTCGGCTCGGGAGAATTACCGCAAAATGGAGCGGGAACACCTCCTCGAGCTCGCGGGAGCGGAGATCACGGCCGCAAGCGCGGCGGCGGTTATGGGAAAGCTCCTGCAGCTCTCCGGCGGGGCGGTCTACGACGACGAGGGCGGCTTCGTTGAGTTTCACGACGAGAAAATAAAGGCCCTGAAGGACATTATCGACACGGCGGGCGGGCCGGTGCTCGTCTTCTACGGCTTCAGACACGAGAGGGCCCGACTTTTGAAGGCGCTGGCGAAATTGAAGCCGAGGGAGCTCGAGACGGAGGCCGACATAACCGACTGGAACGCCGGCGCGATCCCGGTGCTCCTCGCGCATCCCGCGTCGGTCGGCTATGGCCTGAACCTTCAGGCGGGCGGGCACGTGATCGTCTGGTATTCGCTCCCGTGGAGTCTCGAGCTCTATCAACAGGCGAACGCGAGGCTCCATAGACAGGGACAGCGGGAAGTCGTCGTCGTTAATCACCTGATCGCGGACGGGACGGTCGACGAACAGGTCATAAAGAGCCTACGGAACAAAGACGTCGGGCAGTCGGCTTTAATGGCTGCCCTGAAGGAACGGATCGAGGAGGAGGGATAGGAGACCATGTCGAAGGCAGAGGAGAGGCGTCAAGCCATGAGGGAGGCGAACGAGAAGCTCCAGAAGTCCGGCGGGACGAACGAGCGCCTCCGGGCTCTGACGTGGGAGGACTACGATATAAGCCGGGGGCGATATAAGGAGCTTCAGGGCTTCTGCCTACAATACCGGGAAAAGAAGACAAAGGCCGGAGACCTCGAAGCCTACGCGCTGGCCGTGGCGAACGGAGGCGGGGGAGGCGGGAGCTCGAAAATATCACGGCCCACGGAGAGCGCGGCGATCCGTCATTATCAGGAGTCGAGACAGGCGATAAGGGACTGCCGGATCATAGAGGAGGCGGCTATGTGGGCGGCGAGCGCGGGCGGATATAAACAGGCGTGGCGGTCTATCCTCCGCAATGTGACGGATGGCACGGGCTATGATATTCTCCGCGGGATATATGTCCTTCCCTTTTCCGTCGCTGACTTCTACGGAGTGAGGCGGGCGTTCTTCCATAGGCTCGATCAGCTTCAGAGGCTCGGGGCCGAGGCTGATCCGGCTATCTGAAAAATTGGAAAAAATATTGAGGGCTATGTGTGGTATATTATTAGCGTGGATTTTTGCGGGGCGGCTTCGGCGGCCTCGCTTCTTTATGGGGGAGCCTATGACCGATAAGGAGAAGGACTTCGCGAAATGGTGCGCCGAGCACGATCCTCACAAGTTCTATACTTGGGCGCGATGGCTCGCCGTTCGTGAGGACGTTCTCCGCGGCGACCACTACGAGTGCGTCAACTGTAAACGGAAGTATCACCGATACAGGGCGGCCGATACAGTCCACCACGTCAACCACTTTAAGAAGCGGCCGGACTTGGCTCTCGAGAAATACTACATCGACCCGGCGAGACACACGAAGCGGAGGAACCTCGTGAGCTTGTGTCATGACTGTCACGAGGAGGCTCACGGCTACCGCAAGAGGAAGACGGAGGCACCTCTCACAGAGGAGCGCTGGGACTGAACGAGGCGACGAGCTCGACACCCCCGGCCGGTTTGCGCCCGTTTTTATGCTCATTCCATAGACCGGTGAGTGAGCTCGACAAAATCAAAAAATCTCATTGCGCACGGGATTTTGGAAAACCCCGCCGGAGGACGTGAAAAAATGAGCGAAATCAATGTCAAAATGAAAGTCGTCCAGCGAAAGCTCTCGAGCATCAAGCCATATTGGAGAAATCCGAGGGATAACGACGAGAGCGTCCCGGAGACGATCGCCTCGATCCGCGACTTCGGCTTCAAACAGCCGATCGTCGTCGACACCGACGGCGTTATCATCGTCGGGCATACGCGCTACAAGGCCGCGACGGAGCTCGGGCTCCCGACCGTCCCCGTCGTCGTGGCCGACGACCTCTCCCCGGAGAAGTGCAAAGCCTATCGCCTCGCGGATAACAAGGTCGGCGAGAAATCCCGCTGGCGGGAAGACGACCTCGTCGCGGAGCTCCTCGAGATCAGAGACTCGGAGCTCCTCGAGACGGAGGAGATCAGCCTCGAGGAGTACGGCTTCGAGCTGATCGAGCCCGATGCAGATCCCGAGGAGCCGGAGGACGAGGGCCCCGACGCCGACTTCGACTATGAACCGCCCGCCCCGGCCGAGCTGACGGTCGAGATCGAGCCCGGCGACATATTTCAGCTCGGAGAGCACCGCGTTATGTGTGGCGACTCGACGAACCCGAAGGACGTCGCGAAGCTCCTCGACGCAGCGACGGTCGACCTCGTCCTCACCGACCCGCCCTATGGGATCGAAGTCCTCGGCCCGGATAACAGAACGGGCGGCGACAAGGCCGCGACGTTCGCCGGGAGGAAGATCGGCGGCGACAAGGCCGCGACGTTCGCCGGGAGGAAGATCGGCGGCGATCACGTCGTCAAGGCGGGCGAGTATCAGCCGATCCGGGGCGACGACACGACGGACACGGCCCGCGCCTTTTATGAGGGCACGAGAGACCTCGCCGAGAACTTTATCATCTTCGGCGGGAACTACTTCGCCGACTTCCTCCCGGTCAAGTCCTGCTGGCTGGTGTGGGATAAGAAGAACGGCGGCTCCGTCTTCGCTGACGTCGAGCTCGCTTGGACTTCGTTCGACAAGGCCGCCCGGCTTTACCAGCATATGTGGAACGGGATGGCGCGGGAAGGTGAACGGCGCGACGAGCTCCTCCGGCGTATTCACCCGACACAGAAGCCCGTCGGCCTTTTCGCCGATATTCTCGCCGACTTCTCGAAGGAGGGCGAGACGGTCTTCGACGCCTTCGGCGGCTCCGGCTCCGTCCTGATCGCTTGCGAGAAGACCGGGCGGCGCTGCCTCATGATGGAGTGCGAGCCCTATTATGTGGCCGTGATCGTTGACAGGTGGGAGCAATACACGGGAATGAAAGCGGAGAAGGTGAGATAATGGCCGAGAGAAGGAAACCGTCGCGGGAGCCGGAGAAGAAGCCCGACCGCCTGAACACGGCCGCGGCCGAGTTAATCAGGATGGCCGAGGAGGGCGGCGTCGAGCAAAACTTCTTCTTTACGACGACGTTCAACCGCTACAAGGTACAGTTAAACACCCTGACGCGGCTGCAGAAGGAGCTGGACGGCGGCGAGCTCCTCGTCGAGAAGGAATACGTCAAAGGCCGGAAGAACCTCGTCGCGAACCCGGCTATCAACGAATACAATCGAACCAGCACAGCGGCGAACCAGACCGTCCAAACGCTGATTAAGATTATAACGACCTTCGCCGAAGGGCCGGTTATGAACGGAGCGAGCTCCGATAGTGACGAGATCGACCTCTAAGAGGCGGCGCTCGAGGAACTACGGGCCGACGCTCCAACCGTTTATAGACCTCGTCGAGTCTGGCGATCTACGGACGAGTAAAGAGGTGAAGGCCCTCGTCGAGTATGTGAAAAACTGTTTTGACACCGAGGACATATACGTCGACGAGGAGCTCGCGGGCAGCTACCTCGGCCTCGCGAAGTATTTCTCCTTCGAGCGCGTTTTCCCGTGGCAAGCCTTCGTTATCACGCTCCACGACGCGACCTTCTGGAAGGGCTCAGGGCTGCCCCGGTGGCCTGATCTCTTTTGTATGATCGGCCGAGGAGCCGGGAAGGACGGGACGATCGCGCTCGAGGCCGTCGCCCTCGCCTCCCCCTATAACGGCATACAAGGCTACGACGTCGACGTCTGCGCGAACAACGAAGAACAGGCCCTCCGGCCCGTCCTCGATATTGTCGAGGCGTTCGACGCGGCCGATCCTCCCCTGAAGAAGAAGCTCAAAAAGTATTATTCATGGAAAAAGGAGTCGGTCGAGTCGCTCAGGACGAAGGCGGCGATCCGTGGCCGGACGAATAACCCGAAGGGCAAAGACGGAATGCGCTCCGGGATCGTCGTCTTCAATGAAATTCACCAATACGAGAATTATGCGAATATAAACGTCTTTACGACCGGCCTCGGGAAACACCCGCACCCGCGCCGGTCGTATTTCACGACAAACGGAGACGTCCGGGAGGGCCCGCTCGACGATCTCCTCGACACGGCCGAGGGGATTTTATTCCGCGGCGATCCTGATAACGGGCTCCTGCCCTTCGTTTGTCGCCTCGACGATAAGGCCGAGGTCGACGATCCCCGGAACTGGGAGAAGGCGAACCCGTCGCTCCCCTATCTCCCGGCGCTTCAGACAGAAACAGAAAAGGAGTATCACGAATGGAAAAAGAACCCCGCTCGCCTCCCCGCGTTCATGACTAAACGCATGAACATTCCCGACGGCGCGAGCGAAGTCAAGGTCACGGACTACGCGAACATAAAGGCGACGAACCGCGAGCTCCCGGATTTATCCGGCTGGACTTGCGTCGCCGGGATCGACTTCTCGAAGATCACGGACTGGGTGAGCGTTAATCTCCACTTCAAACAGGGCGACCAGCGCTTCGACCTCTCTCACTCTTGGATGTGTACAGAGTCAAAGGACATACCGCGACTCAAATGTCCGTGGCGTGAATGGGTGGAGGCCGGACGCCTGACGCTCGTCGACGACGTCGAAATTCACCCGGAGATCGTCGCGGAGTATCTCCTCGCCATGAAGTCTCTATACATGATCCGCGGCGTCGCGATCGACGACTTCCGCTATGCGCTCCTCTCTCGGGCCCTGAACGCGATCGGCTTCGACCCGAAGGAGAAGAAGAACCTCAAGCTCGTGCGGCCCTCGGACGTGATGCGCGTCGCCCCGGTGATCGACTCGTGCTTCGCGAATCAGTATTTTACATGGGGCGACGCTCCCGAGCTTCGCTGGGCGACAAATAACGCGAAGCTGATCCGCTACGGCCGGAAGATCGGCTCCTCGGGAGACGCTGACGTCGGCAATTATGTTTACGGGAAGATCGAGGCGAAAAGCCGAAAGACTGATCCGTTTATGGCTCTTGTGGCGTCTATGACGATCGAGGATAGGATCATCGAGCGCCGGACGAAGGGCCGCAGGAGGCTCGACGTCGTGACATTCTAAAGGAGTGAGAGGCTATGGCTTTTAATTTTTTCAAGTGGCTATGGAAAAAGCCCGACGACGAGGAAAAGACCGGGACGGAGGTCTCGACCAGCGACTTCCTCGACAACGATATTCAAACGCGAGTGACAGGGCTCGAGATATACCTCTGCCGGATGGCCTTCTGGTCGATCGTCCGAAAGATCGGCGCGGCCGTGGCCGCGGTCGAGTGGGAAACCTATCGACGCGGGAAAAAGGTCAAGGCTCGGGAGTATTGGGCATGGAATCATTCGCCGAACCCGAACCAGACCCGCGAGGAGTTTTTTCAGAAGCTCGTCGGGACTCTGTTTCAACAGCAAAAAGCCCTCGTTATTGAGACGAGAGGCGGCGCTCGATACGTCGCCGACGCCTTCACCGTGACGGAGAAGCTCTCCGGGAATATCTATCAGGATATAAGCGTCAACGGCGAGAGCGTCCCCGGAGTGTTCCGGGCCTCGGACGTTCTTTATATGACGCTCGAGGGCGAGCGGATCAAGTCGATTTTGGTCGCGATCGCGGCCGCCGAGGGCCAGCTCCTCAAGAGCACGGCCTCGAATTATCTCCGAGGGCAAGGCGTCCGCGGCATCCTCCATATCGACGACACGGCCGAGGCCGACCCGGACTTCGACGCGACCTATGAAGACCTGGTCAATGAAAAGTTTAAGAAGTATTTCGCCTCGGAGAACGCCGTCCTCCCGCTTTTCAACGGCTACGAGTTCAAAGAGAACACCACGAGCGGCGGGAGCTCGAAGTCGAACCTCGTCGGCACCCGAGATATTCGGAACATGATCGACGACATAGTCGAACTCACGGCTCAGGCTCTCGGCGTCCCGGTCTCGATCGCCACGGGGAAGAACGTCACCGACGCGGACTTCCGCACGTTCATGACGTCGCCCGTCCAGCCGATCGTGACGATGATCCTCGGCGAGATAAACCGTAAAATCTACGGCCGCGACCTCGTCTTCGCCGGGACTTATGTCGTCGCGAACTTCGCGGGCGTCCGCTATACTGACGTTTTCGACGTCGCGAACCCGATCGACAAGCTGATCGGCTCCGGCGCGTTCTGCGTCAACGACATACGGACGCGGCTCGGGCTCGACGTGATCGACGAGCCTTGGGCGTGGCAACATTGGATGACAAAGAACTACTCCTCCGTCGAAGACCTACTCGTCGGAGTGGATAGTAACGAACCGGCGGCTCAGCCGGAAAAGAAGGAGGAAAGCAAGGATAATGAGCAAGAGGAAACAGACGGCGACGACTCCGACGAGTAACGCGCCGATGCCCTATTTCAGCCTCGTGCGGAACCATGAGGAAAAGACTGCGGATATTTATATCTTCGGCGACATTGCCCACAACCGCGGCGGGCTCTCGGGGCTCCTCCAGTCGAACAGCGACCAGTCGAGCTATGATCTCGCGAATCAGGTCGCGGCGATCCCGGAGGACTACGCGATCACTGTCCATATTAACTCGAACGGCGGCGAGGTGAAGGAAGGGCTCGGCATTTACAATGTCCTGAAGTCTCGAAACGTCACGACCATTTGTGAAGGCTTCGCGGCCTCCGCGGCCTCCGTGATCTTCGTCGCCGGGAAGACCCGGATCATGCAGCCCGCGAGTCTTCTTTTCATTCACTCGGCCCAGATGGAGGCCCACGGCAACGCGGACGACTTCGACAAGGCCGCCGACGACTTGAGGATCGTCACGGCCGCGGCCGTCGAAGCCTACAAAGAGGCCGGGATCACCGTCGACGACGAACAGCTCGCGGCGATGCTCAAGGCCGAGACATGGATCACGCCCGAGGAGGCCGTCGCCTACGGCTTCGCGACTCAGGTCGCCGAGCCCGAGGACGAGGAGGAGGGCGCGATCATGAACGACGCTATGCGCTCCATAATGGCGGCCGTGAAGCGTCCCGCCTCCCGGTCTGTTATGACGGTCGACCTCGACCTGAACGACCCGGACGGCGCTCTCGACGTCCTGAAGGGCTTCACGGAGGCCCTCGAGGCGCACGGGGACTTTATCGCGCTGGCGACGAAAGCCCTCGAGATGATGAACAGCGACCCGGAGCTCGTCTCGAAGCTGAAGGCGGTCGCCTCGTTCGTCCTGAACATCAAACCCGAACCGAAGGCTCCGGCCCCGGCGGGAAATAAAGGCTTTTTCGGTTTTATCCGATAAGGCCGCAACACTACGACAGCCGGAGAACCGGCAAGGAGGAAAAAGACCATGAAAAACAAGGACACTCTCAACAAGACCCAGCTCGAGATCGCGGAGCGGATCAGCAACGCGGCGAAGGACGGCAACTCCGAAGCCTTTGAGGAGGGTATGCGCGACCTGTTTCAGAACGTCCACGACGAGATCGTCGCTCAGGCGCACGAGATTCAGGAGAACGCCGACGCGGCCGTCCTCGCCCAGCGTGGCGTTCGCGTCCTGACCTCCGAGGAGACGAAGTTCTATAACAACCTGATCGACGCCATGAAAGCGAGCGGCGACTCCAATCCGATGATGGCCCTCACCAACACCGACAAGACCTTCCCCCTGACGATCATCAATGAAGTCATGGAGGACATGAGGCAGTCTCACCCGCTGCTGAACGCCGTCGACACCGTGAGCGCGACCGGCCTCATGAAGTTCCTCATCAACACCGACGCGGGCGACTATGCGACGTGGAACGCCCTCGAGTCCGCGATCACGAAGGAAGTCGTTAGCGGCTTCGATGAAATCGAGATGGGCCAGTTCAAGCTGTCCGCGTGGATGCCGATCAGCATCGACATGCTCGAGCTCGGCGCGAATTGGCTCGACACCTACATTCGGACTTGCCTCTCCGAGGCGCTGGCGCTCGGCTTCGAGAAGGCGATCGTCACGGGAACCGGCAAGAACCAGCCTATCGGCATGGATCGCGACTTCAGCGCGTCCGCGACCGTTGTCGACGGCGTCTATCCTCAGAAGGACGCTATCGCCGTGACCGACTTCGGCCGGGCCTCCTACGGGAACCTCGTCTCCGAGCTGGCCGTGACCCGCAACGGCAAGCCGAGGGCCGTCCGGGGCCTGATCCTCGTCGTGAACCCCTTCGACTACTATAAGCTGGTCATGCCCGCGACTACGCTCATGACTCCCGAGGGCAAGTTCGTGAACGACGTCCTGCCCGTCCCGACGGAGATCATTCAGTCCGTGGCCGTGACCCGCGGCGAAGCGATCCTCGGCATGGGCAAGCGCTATTTCCTCGGCGTCGGCGGCCGTCGCGGGATTCAGTTCTCCGACGACTACAAGTTCCTCGAGGATCTGCGCTATTACAAGATCGTCGCCTACGCCAACGGCCGCCCGAAGGACGTTAACTCCTTCCTGCGCCTGAACATTGCGAACCTCGAGCCGACCTATCTCGAGGTCAAGAGCGTGACCGAAGGCTAATAACGGGGAGGGTAAACAATGGCCGCTATTGTAGTATCTGACGAGCTCCTCGCGGAGGCGAAAAACTACCTCGACATAACTTGGGAGGATGAAGACGCCGACGCGAAGCTCCGAGGACAACTCCGGCGCGGCATCTCGTTTATCAGCGCGAAGACCGGCGTCGAGGCGTCGGCCTTCGCCGGTGATTCAGTCGACGACCGCGCTCAAGAGTTACTCTTTAACTACGTCCTCTATGACAGGGCGGGCGCGGTCGATCAGTTCAAGCGGAATTATCGCTCCGATATAGTCGGTCTTCGGATCAGGTGGGAGGTGGCGAATGCGTCCGAGCCAGAAGGTTAATACATTCCCGGACGGCGTCGTCGAAGTCTACGAGGAGGAGAACCGAAAGCTCGGGGCCCTCCGAGTGAGGCTCCGCTTCGCGAAGTATTCCGTCGGAATATCTCGCTACTATCAGGCGCAGACCTCCGTCGCGTCGAACAGGATCGACCGCGTTATAAAAGTCCCTCACACGAACAAAGTCGACCGCATGAACATCGTCCTCGTGAAGACAGAGGACGACCGGCAATATCGGCTCCATAGGATTCAGGAAAAGCCCGAGGAGGGCTTCGACCTATGGGAGCTCGAGTCGGTCGCGGTCGCTCTCAAGAAAAAGGAGTGAGAACCTCATGAAGGTAAAGGCGACAAAGACCTTCGTCTCCGGCCGCGTCTCCATGAACGCCGGAGAGACCGCCGACCTCCCGGCGGCGAAGGCCGAGAAGCTGATCTCGATCGGCTTCGCCTCCCCGGTGCGCTCTAAGTCCACGGAGCCCGGCCAGCCCGGCCCGGAAAGCTCGCCGTCGGAGAAGTCCGGGGAAACGGCCGCCCCGAAGAAGAAGCCCTCTAAGGCCCCTCAGAAGGCCGCACAGAAGGCCGCGAAGTAATGGCCGGGAGGCGGCGCGTTAAAATAAACGACCTGAACAAGGCCGTCGCCGAAATTCTCGAAGAATACGGCGACAACTTCGGGGAGGCCACGAAGAAGGCCGTGCTTGAGGTCGCGAAGATTGCGAAACAGGAGACGCAAGCGGGAGCCCCCGTTCGCTCCGGGAAATACCGCTCCGGCTGGGCCGTGAAGGAGGAGGCGGTCGACCGCTTCAGGACTGACGCGATCGTCCACAACCGAACCCGCTACCAGCTCGCTCACCTACTCGAAAAAGGTCACGCCCTACGCAAAGGCGGCCGGTCTCTCGGATCGGTGGGCGCTCGCGTTCATATTGCCCCGGCCGAGCAGAACGCAATCAAAAATTTGGAGGAGGCGATCGGGAAAATTGCGCAGCAAGGATAATCAGGTCAAGGCCGTTTGTGAGGCCCTGAAGGAGCGCGGCGCGATCGACGACTTCCGCTATGACCATTTCAAGCAGTCGGAGGCGATCCCGCCTCCCTTCGCGGTTTATAGGCGCGTCGCGCAGCCGAACATGTCGGCCGACGGCGTCGTGTATCACCACGGCGAAGGCGTCGACCTCGAGCTCTACACGGAGACGCCCGAGGATATGGCCGACCTCATGGATCAGGTCGAGGAGCTTCTCGACGCTCAAGAGTTATTCTACAATCTGACCGCGGACACGGTTTATATAGAGCCCGAGGACTTCTACGAGTCCCTCTATGAAATCTGACCGCGGGATAAGGAGGAAAGGATCAGCAATGGCTAAGAAGAAAAACAAGGTTAAGTATAACCTGAAGAATGTACACTGGGCCGTCGTCACGTTCGACGACTACAACCAGCCGAGCTTCGGCCCCGTTCATGCGTGGCCGGGCGCGGTCTCCCTCTCCCTCGACGCGGAGGGCTCCCCGACGATCTTCTGGGCCGACGGCATTCAGTATTTCGTCGTGAACAATAACAACGGCTATTCCGGCGACTTCGAGAGCGCTCTCGTCCCGGAAGACTTCCGGCGTGAAGTCCTCGGCGACTACCTCGACGGAAACGGAGTCCTGGTCGAGAACGCCGACGCCCCGAGCGTTCACTTCGCGCTCATGTTCGAGTTCGACGGCGACGTGAACCAGATCCGGCACGTCATGTATAACAACACCGTCACCCGCCCGAGCATCGAGTCTCAGACGAAGGAGGACGAGACCGAAGTCCAGACGGAGACCGTCGAGATCACGAGCTCCCCGGTCTACTTCGAGGCCCTCGGGAAAAACATCGTCAAGGCCCGCTCCAGCTCTGACACGACCGACGCGGCCTATGAAGCGTGGTATAACGAGGTCTATGTTCCCACGGTCGCGAACAGGAGCGTCACGATCGCGGGCGAGGGCTCCGTCGCCGTGGGCAGCACCGTCACCCTGACGGCCGCGACTACGCCCTCCGACGCGGCGGTTATTTGGTCGTCCAGTGACTCCGGCGTCGCCTCCGTGAGCGGCTCCGGCGTCGTGACTGGCGTCGCGGCCGGGAACGCCACGATCACCGCCCGCCTGACGGTCGACCCGAGCGTCTTCGCGACGAAGGAGATCACCGTCACCGAGTAACCAAAAAAAAACGACCCAGCCCCGCGGCTTTATCTCCGCGGGGCGTTTTCATTGTGGAGGGATAACGATGCAGAGAGAAATCACTATGACGATGGCCGACGGCTCCGAGAAGACTCTCGCCTTCAATGCCAACGGCGGCACGGCTATCCGTTTTCGGATGGTCTTTAAGAAGGAGCTGCTCGACTCCATAACCTCGATTGCCAAAGCGGCCGGGACGGATAAGCTCTCGATGCTCCTCAAGGCCGCGGCGAACGCCGAGGCGACTGGGATCGACGAGATCAGCCTCGAGGAAATCGACCCGGAGCTCCTGCAGGTCTTTTTCGCGATCGCGGGCTCCGGCGAGCTGAGCACGATCTCCCAGCTCGCCTATATCATGAACAAATCGGCCGAGGGCGCGGACATGAGGGCCCTCGACGTCGAAGGCTACCTCGACTGGCTCGAACAGTTCGAGACGATGGAGTTCCTCACTCACGCGATGGACTTCCTCATGCTGTACATGAACAACAAGACGACGACCTCGAAGCAAAAAAAAAGTCTCGACCAACTGACAGGAAAGTAAACACGGCCTTATACCTTTTGCGGGCTAAACAGCTGGGCCTCACGCTCGAGGAGATGGAGGAACTCGACGAGGGCATGATCTTCGACATGATAACGGAGTCCGCGAACGATAACGAGGCCGACTCCTACAAACAACTCGCTACGCAAGCGGACTTCGATAAATTCTAAGGAGGTGGGAAAAATGGCTGCGGGAGGACGTATTCAGGGCATCACGATAGAGATCGACGGCGACACTACAAAACTATCGAAGGCCCTCAAGGATGTAAATAACGACCTACGTCAAAGCCAGAACACCCTGAAAGACCTCGACAAGCTCCTCAAGTTCGACCCCGGGAACGTGACGCTCCTCCAGCAGAAGTGGAAGACGCTCGGGGATCAGCTCGAGGCCACGAAGCAAAAGCTCTCGACCCTGAAAGAGGCCGAGAAGCAAATGATCGAGGGGGGACAGGTCGGCACGGCCGAGTGGGACGCCCTTCAAAGGGAGATCGCCGAGACCGAACAGAAATTAAAGGGACTCAATACGGAGATGCGCGAGTTCGGCTCCGTCTCCGCTCAGAGTATAGCGGCCGCCGGTGAGAAGGTGAAGTCGGTCGGCGAGAGCATCGAAGGCGCGGGCCGGGCAATAATGCCCGTCTCGGCGGCCGCTATGGGCGTCGGCGCGGCGGCCGTGAAGACGACGTCGGACTTCGACTCTGCCATGTCTCAGGTGAAGGCGATCTCCGGCGCGACCGGGAAGGACTTCGACGATCTCCGCGACAAGGCTCGAGAGATGGGCGCGAAGACGAAATTTTCGGCCACGGAGGCCGCCGAAGGCTTTAATTATATGGCTATGGCCGGATGGAAGACGGAGGACATGCTCGCCGGCATCGAGGGCGTTATGAACCTCGCGGCCGCCTCGGGCGAAGACCTCGCGAAAACGTCCGACATAGTAACCGACGCTATGACAGCATTCGGCCTCAAGGCCGAAAAGTCCGGGCACTTCGCCGACGTTCTCGCGGCCGCGTCCGCGAACGCGAACACGAACGTCTCCATGCTGGGCGAGTCCTTCAAATACGCGGCTCCCGTCGCGGGCTCTCTCGGCTATACCGTGGAGGACACGTCGATAGCTCTCGGCTTGATGGCGAACGCTGGTATCAAGGCGAGTCAAGCGGGCACGGCCCTCCGTGGTGGCCTGACGAACCTTGCGAAGCCCTCGAAGACCGTCGCAACCTATATGGATCGCTACGGGATCAGCTTACAAGACACCTCGGGGAAGATGTACTCGATGCGCGAGCTCATGGAACAGCTCCGGCAAAAGCTCGGCGGCTTGAGTGAAGCGGAACAGGCCGAGGCCGCGGCCGCGATCTTCGGCAAAAACGCCATGGCGGGCTGGCTGGCCGTGATAAACGCCTCCGATAAGGACTTCGACAAGCTGACCGGCGCGATCGACAATTGCGCTGGCGAGGCCGAAAGAATGGCTAACGAGATGAACGACAACCTCGAAGGCCAGCTCACGATCCTAAAGTCTCAGCTTCAGGAGCTCGCGATCTCGATCGGCGACGTCCTCGTCCCGATAATCCGGGACGTCGTCTCCGTGATACAGAAGATCGTCGACTGGCTGAACAGCCTCTCCCCGGCGACGAAGGAGATCATAGTGCGGATCGGCCTCGTCGTCGCGGCGGCCGGGCCTCTCCTGATCGTGATCGGCAAAATAGTCCAGGCGGTCGGCTCGATAATGACGCTCGCCCCGAAGATCGTCTCCGGCTTCAATACGATAAAGGGCCTCGCCGTGACCCTCGGCGGCGGCCTGAAGGCGCTCTGGGGCGTCATGATGGCGAACCCGATCACGATCGTTATAGCGGCGATCGCGGCCCTCGTCGCGGCGTTCATTTATTTCTGGAACACGTCGGAGGAGTTCCGGCAATTTTGGATCAACCTATGGGAGGCCATAAAGAACGCGGTCGCTCAGTTCGCCGAGGCGATCAAACAGATATGGAATAACGTCGTCGACTGGTGCGCTCAGGCGTGGGAGAACATAAAGAACGTCGTCTCCGTGGCGATCCAATTCCTCGCGGAGCTCCTGACGGCGGCCTTCGAGCTCCTCATGCTCCCGTGGCGCTTCTTATGGGAGAACTTCGGGCAATACCTCATAGAGGCGTGGGAGGCCATAAAGACGACGATCGGAAACGCCCTCACGGCCATAGGGACAGCGCTCGAGACCGCTTGGAACGCGATCCTCGCGTTCATGAATACGATTCTCACGGCCATAGGGACGGCCGTCTCAACCGCGTGGGAGGCCATAAAGGCGACGATCACCTCGATCATGAACGCGATAAAGAGCGCGGTCACGGCGGCGCTCAACGCGATAAAGTCCACGGCTCAGAACGTCTGGAACGCGATAAAGTCCACGGCCGAGAGCGCTTGGAACGGAATAAAGTCGACCGTCTCGTCTGTTATCAATAACATAAAGTCGGTCGTCTCCTCCGGCCTGAACGCGGTCAAGTCCACGGCCTCGAGCATCCTCGAGGGGATCAAGTCGAAGTTTAAGTCGGTCTGGGACGGCGCGGTCAACCTCGTTAAGGGCGCGGTCGACAAGCTGAAAAGCCTTGTCAAATTTGAGTGGAGTCTCCCGAAGCTGAAGCTCCCTCACATTTCGATCTCGGGACACTTCTCGATCAATCCTCCGAGCGTCCCTCATTTCTCTATCGAGTGGTATAAAAAGGCTATGGCCGACGGCATGATCCTGAACTCCCCGACGATCTTCGGCGCGGCGGGCGGGAGACTCCTCGGAGGAGAGTTCAGG